CTACGAGTTATATGCTTACGCAGAATATGTAGAAACTGTAAAAGTTAAAGAAAAAAACATTTTAGAGTGGGCAGATTCTTCGATTTGGTATATAATAGGTGGGATACTTGATCAGTACGGTGGCCAGTACGCTAAATGGCAGCAGCGATATTACGCTGCTATTAAAGAAAACCCATTGGCTGATGAAATACTCGTAATCAAGAAACACGCCGAAGCTAGAGTAAGAACATTAGAAGGATGTGCTAGTAGAATTCTAAGCATGGCAGACATACTAACCAACTTAGCTAGGAGAAAATAGTGACTAAAAAAGATAAGATTAAGAAACTAATTATGAAGGCGAAAGAATCAGGAGATGTTGACTTACTGGAACTAGCTATGGAATTACTAGATGAAATTCCAGTTCCAGAAAACAATGTAATTGCAGGCCCATCAACAGATAGATCGCAGCTACCTTCTAAGTTCTCAGAATTTTCTATGAACAATATCAACAATGGCAGGCAGCCGGTTTCTACTCCTCCCGGTAGAATTAATAAGTTTGTGGATGATGGCACAGAGCATCGGGATGATATTAATAAAACTCCCGATATTACAAGAACAGAAAGAACCAGACCTAAATTTTCTAAAGTTGTCCAGATCTGTAGTAAATGCAGTGCAGAAGTTGAGGTTAACCCCGTCTTTAAACGCGATTTTTTTGTTTGTGATAAATGTCTAAGAAAATAAATAAACTAGAAGATTTGGCATCAGAAAGAGCGGTCTTGGCGGGATTGTGTCAATTCGGTCTGGATGCATATCTTGACATTGATTATGTCACATCTGACACTTTTACAGATGATGTTAATCAATTAATTTTCGACTGTGTGTACAAGTCTATTTCTGAGAACACAGAAGTTGAGCTATCTTCTATATTGTCCGTTGCCAACAACTTGGGTGTGGAAGAAATAATCAACACCAAAGAAGAAATCGGCTATATCAGATCTCTCTTTAACATGCCTGTCGTAAAATCCAATTTAGGAACATACGCTGCAAAAATCACTAAGTTAAAAGTAGCTAGAGATTTTCGCAAGATGATGAAGGCTTGCGACTCTGAACTTAGTTCGGTTACTGGCGATGAAGATATCATGGATATCATTTCACGGGTCGAGAATCGCATATTAGAAGCTACTGGTGATATCTATCAATCAGGAAATAAGAAAACAGAAACGCTTGGGGAGGGTTTAGAAGAATATTTAGATTTCTTAGAAAATAATATATCGGACTATATTGGTATACCATCTGGATTCGATGCTTATGACCGAGCTATCGGTGGAGGCTTTAGAAGAAAATGTGTTGACCTAGTAGGCGCTCGCCCAAAGGTGGGCAAGTCTATGTATGGAGATGCTGTTGGACTTCATGTCGCTGGAAACGAAAACGTGCCGGTCTTGATGCTCGACACAGAAATGTCAAAAGAAGATCATTATCATCGTATGCTGGCTAATATTTCTGGCGTTGAAATCAACACAATCGCAAGTGGGAGATTTGCTGAAAGTCAGATTGAAAAAGAGAAAGTACACAAAGCAGCTGAAAAATTAAAATCAATTCCTTATCACTACATCAGTATTGCCGGAGAATCTTTTGAAAACATTCTAAGCCAAATGAGAAAATGGATTTATCAACATGTTGGATTTGATGAAAACGGAAGAACTAACGACTGTTTAATAATTTATGACTATCTAAAATTAATGGGAAGTGAAGGCATCAGCGCTTCTATGCAAGAATACCAAGTGCTAGGCTTTCAAATCACGCAGCTTCATAATTTTACTGTTAAGTATGATGTTGCGTGCTTAGCTTTTGTGCAGCTTAATAGAGACGGCACTACTACTGAGACAACAACAGTAGTATCTGGATCTGATAGGCTAATCTGGCTCTGCACAAGTTTCTCAATATTTAAAATGAAGTCTCCTGAAGAAATAGCGGCAGACGGGGATAGTAATGGAAACAGGAAGCTGGTCCCCGTTGTGGCTCGTCACGGCGAAGGTTTAGATGACGGAGACTATATAAGCATGGTAATGCATGGCAGATTTGGAAGAATTGAACAGGCTTTAACAAGAAATGAGATCCATGAAAACGAAAGAGCAAGAGAAGAAGGCTTCGAGACCGATGCTGTCGAATCAGAAGATATCTTCGATATGCAATGAATTGCTGAACAATCTTGAAAAATTATTGGTATACCTTGACGTAGAATACGTAGAGTTTCAAAACAGAATTGCTTTTCCTTGTCCAGTACACGGAGGTGATGCTCCAGAAGCTTGCTGTGTATTTACTGATGGGACAACATCAAAGGGTAACTGGCAATGTTTCACTAGGGGTTGTCAAGAAGAATATGTCAACAACTTATTTGGATTTGTTCGTGGATGTCTTTCGTATCAAAAAGGCAGGACTGCGACAATGCATGAAACAGCGGATTTTTGCTTAGAGTTCCTTGATAAAGATATTGATGAGTTGACGCTGGCTCCTAGAAAAAGCTTTAAAGCATTTGATCTATTTAATAGAAAAATACAAAGAGAAGAAGCTGCAATTTCCAGAATAGATATACGTGGTAAGTTAAACATACCAGCTCCATATTATTTAGGAAGAAATTATAGCCAGCTTGTGCTTGAGGCGTTTGATGTGGGTGAATGCACCGCTCAAAATCAACCCATGTCTGGACGTGTAGTAGTTCCGGTGTATGACGAAGAGTATAATTATGTAGGATGTGTTGGCCGAGCAATTAAAGAACATATTAAACCGAAGTGGCTGCATAGCCAAGGCTTTAAAAAAAATGTTTTGTATGGGTTAAATTTGGCAAAAGAAGAGATAATAAAGACAGGAACAGTTGTCTTAGTTGAAGGACAAGGAGATGTTTGGCGGCTTCACGAGGCTGGGATTACTAATGCTGTCGGTATTTTTGGTTGCAGTATTAATGAAGATCAGTTAATATTACTAGAAAGCAGCGGCGCATTAAATGTTATTATCTTGACTGACTATGATGAAGCTGGCAAAAAAGCCGCCGAACAAATTATGCGAATGTGTGGCAGGCGGTTTAATTATATCCGTCCCGATATGTTAGACAACATTAAGGACGTTGGAGATTTGACAATACAACAAATTAAAGAATTTCTCTATCCACAACTAAAAGGATTTATAAATGAAAACTAAAATTATTGCCTTTGCAGGCGGTAAAGGATGCGGAAAAACAACTAGTATGAATTTTTTACACGGATATCAGCTACGTGCTTATCAAGTGATTGAGAATTTTGCTATTTCCGACAAAGGAGAGCTTGTAGTAAAAACTGAAATTGAGCAAGACGGCAAGACAGAAGTGGCAGACACTTATATGGACATCAACAGAAAAGATTTAGAATTTATTGAATGGGCAATGTATAATGTATGGCCATTTGTTAAAAAATACTCTTTTGCGGACCCTCTGAAAGAGATGGCTGTTGGTTTATTCGGCCTTAAAAATGAGCAGGTTTACGGAAGTTTAGAACATAAGAAGCAAGTAGTTCCTCATCTAAGGTGGGAAAACATGCCAAAGCCGGATAGATTAGGATTCAAACGAGGACCAATGACCGTTCGTGAGTTCCTACAGTTTTTTGGCACAGACGTTTGCCGTAGAATGCATGAGAATATTTGGGTCGATAGATGTCTGCAAGACATTCAGCTAGAGCAGCCACTACTCGCAGTAATAGATGATTGTAGATTTCCTAATGAAGTTGAAGCTATTCAAGAAATAGGCGGCAAGGTTATCGGACTTACTCGCTCTACTGAAGGGGTAGATCATCATTCCAGCGAACAGGAAATAAAAAAGAGCTGGGACACAATAGATCATGTTATCGACAATCAAGATATGACAATACATGAAACATGCGCAGCTATTATTGAGGCAATCAAAGACTTTGGTTGGCTTCAAGAGGAAATTGTATCGGATTCAAAAAATCCAAAGAAAAGAAAAATTCACACTATTAAGTAAGGTTTTAAATGATTGTTACCTATATACGTAGCTCTAGCTACAACAACTACGAATATTGCCAAATGCAATACTTCATTACATATGTTTTAGGACACCAAAGCCTGTCAGGAAAGAAGGCGCAGTTAGGCACAGTCGTACATAAAACCTTAGAAGTTCTTGCAGCCTGCGCAAAAAAACTGCAAGAAAATCCAGAGAAAAAAAGTTTATATATTAACGATGACGCTATCGGAAAAGTCAACTTTACTCCTAGATCATTAGGTACTAAAAAGTTTGTCTCAAAAGTGTTGGATTCTAGCTATAAACATTATACCGAAAATTGTCATCATAAATACACAGGTTCTGATTTTAAGTTTTGCGAAACGCAGACGGCAACAGCTATAACCTTCAACGAAGGTCAGTTCGATCCTCGTAATAGGAACATTGTAGACACTGAACCGCAATTTGATATTCCCATCGAAGAGGATTGGGCTAAGTTTAAATACAAGATGCCTGATGGCAAAGAAGTGGAGGGACAGTTGGCAATCAAGGGAACTATTGACTTAGTTACACAAGTTGACGACAATATTATTGAGGTTGTGGATTGGAAGACTGGGCGCAGACTTAACTGGGCGACCGGAGAGGAGAAAACTTACGAAAAACTACTTGAAGATCCGCAGTTGTTATTGTATAATTATGCCATATCAAAACTTTACCCTCAATACGAACAGTCAATTATGACGATATTTTACACAAAAGACGGCGGTCCTTTTAGTATGTGCTTCGATAAATCTGATCAAGTAAAATTTTTAGAAATGTTGAAAAACAGATTCAAACAGATTCAGGGAAACACTTATCCACGTCCATGTAGCCCGAGGAGGTCACATTTCAAGTGTACAAAATTGTGTCATTTTCATAAGAATAACTGGCCCGGAACAGATAAAAGTATGTGTCAATATGTAGAAGATCACTTACACGCTCTTGGCCATGATGAAACTGTAGAAAAGTGTACTAGAGACGGATTTAACATTGGTTATTATGAGGCGCCCGGATAATGCTATACAAAAATGATTTTTACAAAAAATATAAAAGAAACGTTCATTCACAAAACGGAGAGGACGGAATTATTGAAGAGTTATTTAAGAGATTAAATATAGACACTGGCTGGGTTTGTGAGTTCGGAGCATGGGATGGAATACATCTTTCAAATACATTTAACTTGGTAAAAAAGGGATTCAATGCAGTATTAATAGAATCAGATGAAAAAAAGTACAAAGATTTAATCAACACAGCTCAAAAGTATCCTAATATCACACCTATAAACTCTATGGTTGGATACTTAGAAGAAGATACATTGCTTGACAACATTCTTCAAAAAACTGATATACCAAAAGATTTTGATCTTCTTTCTATAGATGTTGACTCGTGTGACTATTTTATATGGGATGCATTTACTCAGTACAATCCTAAAGTTGTAATTATAGAAATCAACTCTTCAGTTGATCCATACAACGAAGATTGGATCTATACACCTAATCATAAATCCTACAAAACCACAGCGTTTAGACCAATGTACAACTTAGGTTTGTCTAAAGGCTATAAATTTGTATTGCATACAGGCAATATGGTGTTTGTTAGAAATGATCTGTTTGACCAGCTAGATATTTGTTATGTTGACCCTTTAGAAAATTTTAGAAAATTTTGATACAAATGGAGTATTAGGAAGTAATGATTGAAGTAGAAATTACAGAAGAGATGAAAAAACGAGCATGGAGAAAAGCCCGAGAAATGGGGGTTATTAACAATTCCATTATGAAGGGTGATGGAAATATTGCAGGATTTTTAGGGGAAGAGGTTGCAAATTATGTTTTGTGTGGTATAATCAATAACACATACGACTATGATATTGTTACTGGAAACCTTTGTGGAAATAGCCAACAGGTTACTTGGGACGTAAAAACCAAACGTTGCACTAGCCCGCCTAAGCCCTACTATGATTGCTCCGTTGCAAACTATAACACGAAGCAAAAATGTGACAATTATATATTTGTACGAATTGAAAACAAGAATGGACGATGGGGACGAGCTTGGGTGCTAGGCTGGCTGCCTCACGAAGAGTATTATAAAAAGGCACGAAAGCTAACGAAAGGCGAAGTAGATCCTTCTAACGGCTTTATAGTTAGAGCAGACTGTCATAATGTTGCGATTAAAGATTTGAACAAACCTTGAGAAATAAAATGTGGAATCCTATAAATTGTAAAACACACTTCAGTCTACAAACTGCATTTTGCAAAACTGAAAAATTAGCTCAAAGATGCAAAGAATACGGCTATACCGCTTGTGGTATTGCAGATTTCGAAAGCGTATCTGGCGCTGTGGAATTCAGCGCAGACTGTAAAAAGCATGGCATCAAACCAATAATTGGCTGTGAGTTTGACGGTTATATTTTATATGCTAAAAATAAAAAGGGATGGTTTGATTTAGTGCGATATGTTTCTAATAAAAATCTAGACGTTCTAAAACAAGTTGCTAAAGCTGGCAACGTTATATGCGTCACAAAAGAAGTAAATGGACTAGCTAAGCTGTTTAAGCACAATCATCATCAGGTAGATTATGAAAATGAAGCGATTTATTATGTTGACCAAAGTGACGCTGATTGCCATAGAATTATGTTGTGTGGCAAACTCAAAACTACCCTCAAGAAAATCAAAAACATAGAACATGACTACCAGCAGTTTTTTAATGGTGAGGACAAATGGTTTTTACCTGAACCTGACGAGGCGGCTACGGGATTTGGAATCGCTGACAAGTGTGAAGATTATGACCTTGCCGGACCTCCGCTCTTGCCAACGTTTGAATGTCCAGAAGGTTACAATGAAGATGAATATTTAACTCAACTATGTAGGGACGGCTGGGCTAAATTGCTAATTCCTTCAGGTAAAGTAAAAGATGTTCGCGATAAAGAAATTTACGCAGATCGAGTAAAGCACGAACTTAAAGTTATTTTCAAAGCTCAGCTATCTGGCTACTTTCTGATTGTGCAAGACATTATTCAATGGGTCAGAGATAACGGTATGCTGGCAGGTCCGGGAAGAGGGTCGGCGGCAGGGTGTCTAATATCCTATCTGCTGGGCATCACAGAGGTTGACCCTATAGAGTACGATCTTATTTTCGAACGCTTCTACAACGAAGGAAGAAACACTGAGGGCAATGTGGCGATTCCCGATATTGACATGGACGTTCCTGCCGAAAGAAGAGATGATGTTATCGACTATATCAAATCAAAGTATGGGAACGATAAGGTTGCTCAGATGATTACTTTTGGCCGATTGCAGGGTAGGTCTGCGATTAAAGAAGTATTAAGAATTAATGGAAGTGTATCTTTTGATGAGATGAATGATATCACCGATGCAATTGCTGATGAAGCAAGTATTTCTGATCAATTAGAGTTAATGGAAGACAAGTCGGTTATTAAATGGTCTTTAGAAAACAATGTAGATGATTTAAGAAACTGGGTTGTAATGAACGAAAACGGCGGCTTGGACGGACCCTTAGCTAATCTTTTTGAACAAGCTATCAATATCGAAGGTACAAATAAATCACAAGGCAAACATCCAGCCGGAGTTATTATTTCCAAGGTTAATCTGGCGGATGTATGTCCTATCACAACCGATAAAAACGGCGATCCCATCGTAGCATTTGAAATGAACGCGCTAGAGTTTCAAGGGCATATTAAATTCGATGTTTTGGGGATTGCATTACTTAGTAAAATAATGGAGGTATGTAGAAATGAATGATGTTGCAGTATATAAATCTGTAATTTTCTCTGGCTGCTCAATTGAGGCTAAAGGTGTCTCGGTTTGCAATCTAGAGGACTGTATGATGGGGCAGTTTGTGCCGCGAGCTAAATATCAAGTGTGGTCTGATCGTCATAAATTTTACAGATTGTACCATAATATTGATGATGCCGTTGAAAAATTTATTGAGCTTAGGAGAAAAAGATGAATCACAGAAATATTATCGTATTTGACTTTGAAACCACTGGTCGGAATCCTCACAAGTGTCAGCCTACGCAAATTGCTGCCGTCGCTATTGATTCTAGAAGATTAGAGCTGATGGATGGAGGTATTTTTGAGAGTAAGATGAAATGCATTGTAGATGATGAAAAAGCTATTGCTGCCGGATTTGATCCCGTTGAAGACAAGGCTTTGGAGGTTACTAGAAAAACTAGATCTGAAATTTCTAAAGGTCCAATGCCTAAGACTGTTTGGAAAAAATTCACACAGTTTGTTGATAAGTTTAATTGGAAGGGAACCAACTGGACCGCGCCTATCGCTGCTGGCTGGAATATTAACGGATATGATATGCATATTGTAAATCGTATGTGTAAGGCATTTGGTCCTTGGGACAAACAGCGCGAGGAGCAAAGGTTATTTAATCCAATTTTTACAATGGATGCAATGCAGCACGTATACTGTTGGTTCGAAAATAATGCAGACGTTAAGGGGTACAACATGGACTACATGCGTGATTATTTTGGTATGTCTAAAGACAATGCTCACGATGCACTTCAAGACGTAAAAGATACGGCTAATATTCTAATCAAGTTTTTAGTCATGCAGCGAAATCTAAACAAGAAAATTAAATTTGAAAAAGCTTTTGCTAACAAGGAATTATACATACCATGAGTAATTTCAACATCAATAATTTTGACGATCCAGAAGTCTGGGATTTGATTTGCGAAGGAGACACTAAAGGTGTATTTCAGCTTGAATCTAATCTAGGAAAAAAATGGGCTAGAGAAAGTCAGCCTAGAAATATCAAGGAGCTTGCGGCACTAATTAGTCTAATTCGTCCCGGTACACTATTGGCTAAGCATAAAAGCGGCAAGAATATGACTGAAGTATACTGCCTTAGAAAAAGTGGAGCGCCCGACTTTCCAGTGGAATACGATCATGAATCTTTAGAGCCAATCTTGAAAGAAACCTATGGTGTGCTTGTATACCAAGAACAGTCCATGCAGATTGCTCAAAAGTTAGCAGGGTTCGATCTTAAAGAAGCCGACGCTTTACGTAAAGCTATCGGTAAAAAGAAGGCCGACTTGATGGAACAAGTAAAGAAATCTTTCCTAAGAGGAGCCGCTAGTAAAGGAATCGTTACTAACAAAGTTGCTGAGGAAATTTTCGCCAATATTGAGAAGTCTAACCGCTACGCTTTTAATAAATCTCACGCCGTCGCTTACGCCATCAATGCTTATTGGGCCGCTTACTGTAAGCACCACAGAAGAAAAAAGTTTTACCAAACTTGGCTAGACGGTTCTGAAGGCAAGCCTAAGCCTGAGATAGAAAGAAAACAGCTAATTATGGATGCTAGAAAATCTGATATTGACGTGTGGCCACCTCGACTCAATAATCTGCATACTAATTTTACCAGAGATCCAAAAAAAGATATCATTCATTATGGACTGCGATACATAAAATTTGTAGGGACCGCAGAATGCCAGAAGATAGAATCTTTAGAAAAAGACATCATCAAGGACTATAATTGGATGGATTGTCTTGTAAATATTATACACGAACTAAAACTTAACAAAAGATCTGCCATTGCTCTAATTTCAGTAGGGGCTTTTCTAGGTAAAAACAATAGAAACTGCACGCAAAAAATGCTATATGAATTCGATAGCTGGAAACAGTTGTCGGCCCGTGAACAGCAGGCTATCGCAGATAACCATAATAATGGGGACAAGTGTAGCTCTTTGTCCGATGCTGTTAAGAAGATGACTCAAACCATCAAAGTAAATAGCCGAAGAATGACAACAATAGATGACATTATAGAATCGTTAGATAATCCATTTTATAATACCGAGGACACTCCGTCACAGATAGCAAAACAAGAAACTAAATATCTTAGCTGCTCACTTACATCAAGTGTTGTTAAAAATTTATCAAATTTATCACTAAACATGTGCAAAGACATAGCGAATGGGGTGATAACAGGTAAAGTAAATATTGCGGTCGAAGTTGCTGTTGTAAAAATTATCAGAACTAAAAAAGGTGATTGGATGGCCTTTTTAACTGTCGAAGATATTAGTGGTTCATCAGACTCTATAGTTGTGTTTCCCGAAGCTTGGGAAAGTTATAAAGATCTGCTCATTGAGGGAAATACAGTACTGATAACCGGAAATATTCAAAGTAAAGATAAAACATCTGTAATAGTTGATAAAATAAAGCAGATATAAGAGAGGTCATCTTTTACCAGCGGCTAGTTCGCAGGTCAAAATATACCTCTTTTAAATTAAACACATTAAGGAGTCAAACCGTATTTGCGGCTAGATCGCAGATTAATGACCACTCCTTAAATAAATATTGAAAGGCGCTAATGAATAAATGTATTTTTTTAGGTAAGCTTACAGCCCCTCCTGAAGTTTATATTGATGATAACAACAATACTCCAGTTATAGATTTTGAGCTAGAGATTGAAGAGTTTAGAAGAGATAGCAGAGGTGAGAAAAGAAGAGACTTGACCTACTTATTTTTTCAGGCTTGGGATACAGCAGCACTAACTATAGAAAAATGGGCTCAAAAAGATTCGTTGATGTCTATAGAATCTAGTGCAAGAATTGACGATGAAGGACACACCTATTTTAGAGTAACTAATTTTAAAATTCTATGAGAAAAAAAAGAATACTATGGGTTAATGAAGCTTCTTGGAAAAACACAGGATACGCTGTGTATGGTAGAGAGGTTCTTCAAAGACTGAATCAAGTGCCTGATTTTGAAATTGCGGAACTAGCTTGTTACGCCACACCGGAACAATCTGAAGAGAATCCTCAAGAATGGAGTGTTTATCCAAACAAGCCCAGCGAGGATAGTGCAGAATTCAAAGATTATTTATCCTCACCCAGTTTGTCATTTGGTGAATATACTTTCAATAGTGTATGCTTAGATTTTAAGCCTGATATTGTTATGGATATTAGAGACTGGTGGATGTTTCAATATCAACAAAGATCTCCTTTTAGAGATTTTTTCCACTGGGCAATTATGCCAACAGTAGACGCTGCTCCGCAAAACCCTCAGTGGATCAACACATTCGCAAGTGCTGACTCTGTTATGACTTACTCAGAGTTCGGAAGAGATGTAATACTAGATCAGTGCCGTGATATTAACTTTATTAATGTAGCATCGCCAGCGGCAAGCGAAAAGTTTTATAAATTTGAATCAAAGAAAAAACACAAAGACGACATGGGCTTAGATCCTAACGCATTCATCATCGGCACTGTGATGAGAAACCAAAGAAGAAAGTTATACCCAGATCTTTTTGCCTCGTTTAGATCCTTGTTAGACGAAACAAAAAACCCTAATCTTTTTCTTTACTGCCACACATACTACCCAGATATCGGATGGGAAATACCCGAGTTGTTAGATACTTTTCGGCTTAACAACAGGGTGTTGTTTACCTACAAGTGTGAAGATTGCGGTGACGTTTCAATTGACTTTTATAGAGACGCTGCGTCATACTGTTCTAAATGTAAAAAGTTTGAGAAAAGTTTTGTAGGAATTAAAAATCCTATTGATGAAAACGAACTTAATAAAATATACAATGTGTTTGATATATATGTTCAATATGCCAACAGTGAAGGTTTTGGAATGCCTCAGCTAGAAGCTGCCCGATGCGCACTTCCAATCATTACAGTAGACTACTCAGCTATGGAATCAGTGGCTAAGAATATAAACGCATTCGCCGTCAAGCCTCTTCATTTATCAATGGAATGCGAAACAGGATGTTATCGTGCCATACCTGATAATGCAGAATTTGTAGACGCACTAAAAGTAATGATTAATCACAAAAACGGCCTGCACAACAAAGGGTTGAAAACTAGAGAGCTTTATAATAACCACTATAGCTGGGATAAAACAGCTCAGATATGGATAGACCATTTTAAGTCAATTCCCTTGCGAGACTGGTCACAAACATGGCAATCTCCGCCTCAAATTAAAAATCCAATTCAGGGAATGCCTTATGATATTATTGATGCAGTAGACAAAGTAAACTACTTATTTACCAATGTTTTACACAAGCCAGAATGGATCGGAACTTATTTTTGGTCTAAAATTCTTAAGGACTGTAGTTTAGGATACAGAGTAAAAAATTCGGAAGACGATTATTATTTCAATGAATCTCACATGCCGTCTATGAACAAGCACGAACCGTTTAATTTCATACAGGCTGGTAAAGAGCTTGCGCAACTCAGAGAAATCTGGAATAATTGGGAAAATATTAGAGTGCAGCGTTTGACAAGAGGATTAAAATGAAAATTTTATACATAGGTCACTACAGAGATGGCACAGGTTGGGGTAATGCCGCGCTAAACAACATACTCGCTATGGATGCGGCTGGAATCAAGGTTGTGCCCAGAGCAGTTACTTATGAAGTTCAAGATCGAGAATACCCAGACAGGATTAAAAAATTAGAGAAACAGGATCAATCTGACTGCGATATTGTTGTTCAGCATACTCTGCCGTCTAACTATGTTTATGATGCAAGTTACAATAAAAACATTGGTTGTTTTTGTATCGAGTCTGATAATTTAAAGCCGACCGGATGGGTAGAGCATTTAAATCTTATGGACGAAGTTTGGGTGGCATGTCGCACAAATAAAATTATAGCTGAAGAATCAGGAGTTACTGCTCCTATTAAAGTAGTTCCGTATAGCTTAGATTTAGATAACTATCAAAATCCAGAAGGCAACCAAATAGACTCGCTGCAAAATAATTTCACTTTTGGTTTTGTGGGCGAATTTGTTGAAAGAAAAAATTTAAAGGCGTTGGTAAGAGCTTTCCATATGGAGTTTGACCCCAAGGAGCCGGTAAATTTATTTATAAAAACTTCTCGCACGAACTTAGAAGGCGCTCAAAAATACTTAGAACATATCAAAAACGGCTTAAAGATTAGAAGCGCATACAAGGAAGAGATCGTTGTGGCGGGCATGTTGCCGGAAAAAGATTATATTTCTGTGCTAAATCAAATTGACTGTTTTGTGATGCCTAGTCGCGGCGAAGCTTTTTGCATTCCCGGACTTGAATGCATGGCTCTTGGAAAGCCAGCAATTTACACAAAAGGCACTGGCATGGACTATTTGGTGGGCTATCCTGTAGAGGCACACAAAACGCCATGCTTCGGGGCAGTCGATGCTATGCCATACATAGACACAGCTGAATCAAATTGGTTGGAAATTGATGTAATTAAACTTGCAAAAACCATGCGAGAAGTATATCATAATTATGACAGAGAAAGAGTTAGCAAAAAATGCAAAGCGGCAGCAGCGAATCTGAATCATGAAAAAGTGGGAAAAATCATAAAGGACTATCTAAATGACAACTAAAGCTAATCAAAGAAATGTGCGTTCAATTATGAATAAAATAAATCGCGGCGACAAACTGAACGTATTTACTTTTGCAACACATGAGCGATACGAATCCAACCTGTGTAAAACAGGACATAATTTTTACTCATTTAAATATGGTAAAGAATGGGATACTACATATGCTCCAATTCCAGAAAACTATCATATCATAGATTATATTCCTGCCGATCTAGATATTGACATAATTTTACATCATACCAGCGATGAAAGACTAATGATCGCTCACAACATGTTGTCGCAAACACAGACAACTGAAACTCAGGGACTTCCAGAATTAAATAAACTAGCAATACCTACAATCAGACACTGCCACGTTTTGCCCAATTTACAGGCTCCAAAGGCCGAAGAAATGTTGGCAACATACAAGAAAATTAATGTCAGCAAAAACTCTTTTATTTCTAAATATAGTGCTAACGCTTGGGGTTATGATGAGGCTGAGTGTGAAATTATAGAGCATGGCATAGATACTGAGTTTTGGTGTCCAGACGATAGACCTAGAAAAAATGTATGTCTGTCAGTTGTAAATGACTGGATCAATAGAGATTGGTGTTGCGGCTTTGGTTTGTGGGGCGCTACAGTGATGGCAAATACGCCACATCAATTACCTATTGCGGTATATGGCAAAACGCCGGGACTGTCTGAACCAGCTAAAGACACTAACCATTTAAGAGATATATATCGAGAATCTTCTGTGTTTTTAAATACATCACTAATTTCACCAGTACCCACAGTGTTAATGGAGGCTATGGCTTGTGGGTGTGCAGTTGTGTCTACAGAGAACTGCATGATTCCTGAAATTATAGAACATGGAGTAAATGGTTTTATGGCTAATGATCCTAACGATCTTAGAGATTACTGTTTCAAACTACTCGATAATCCCACTTTAGCACGCAAGATGGGAGAAGCAGCAAGACAGACTATTGTATCTAAATTTGGACTTGCCCGATTTGTTAATAACTGGAACAACTTACTATACAGCACAATAGGAGAATACAATGAAGGTTTACTTAGGAACTGATGGAAGACAGGGATATAAAACCTGCGAAAATATAGCATCACTGAGCCAACAAATATTAGAGGCAGAAGCAACAGAAATATACTGTGATCGTTTTTTATCTAAACACAACTTCCAAGACGTTCCCAAAGTTTTAGAATTGATTTGTAGTAAAATCCGAACTAATGGAAATTTAATTATACATGACAATGATTTTCAAATGATATCTCGTCAAATTTTTAGGGAAGACACTGAACTAGAATTGTTGAATAGTTACGTATTTCCAATGACCAATAGCGTTATGAAGTGCATGTTAAATCTAAATATTGTCAAAGAGTTACTTCCTAGTAATTTTGAAATGTATAAAGCTAACTATGGCTCCCATACATTCTTAATGGAATTAAGGAGAATTAAATGAAAGATAAAGTCGTTACACACTGCAAGGGTTGTGTTTTTGCTACAAGTTGCCCAGAAACACCAGAGTACAAACAAGGAGGCTGCGCTCTAAACAGGGACGAGCTGCTAGGAGTTAAATCTTTACAGGACAATTACTTTGTTTTGGAAGAATTTTGTTCTACTTTTCGTCCTCAAGAATGGCTAGATGGTTTAGTTTTTGAAGATCAGTTAAGATCACGGCAAGTTGTTTTAGATGAAATTTATCCTAAAATGGGATATTTTATAAAATTTGATAATACACAAGATGAGCCAATAGCGCAACTAAGAAAAACTCTACAGTCTATCGCAGAAGCCTCCTATAAAACACAGGGAATGCCTATGTTTGTAGTTGTTGTTAATGACAAAGTTGAATACAATGAAGAAATATGGACTTTGTTTTTAGCTCAGTTTCAAGAAGTAAGCGACACTGATTATCATATTGTGCAAATTAATGAAGAAATGGAAGATAGATATCTTGTTGATGAAGCATTTATTCATGCTAAGAACGCTTGGATTCACACGCTTACGTCAGGTCAAGAAGTGCCTTCCAACATTAATGACAAGCTACATGAAATAATTAATATCAAAATGGAAAAGCTAACTTTAGTAGAACCATATAACGAATTTGACGGGTTTTTATTTCCTGCTTTCTTGTTTAAATTTTTGAATGGGAACAGGGTAAAAGTTTTTGTTGACGAGCAAGTAGACGCTGGTACATTTTTAGAAAAGGTTAAATCAGCTGAAGAAAGATCCGACTCTAAAACAGTATACACTTGGGAGGAGTTTTATGCTTCCTAAAGTAGCTATTATTTGTGCTAATTATAACTATGGCGATTACATTATTCCCGCCATAGAAAGTATTGTAAACCAGACTTACGAAGGACCAATTAGACTTTATGTTGTAGATGACGGCTCCTCTGATGATTCTTGGGAAAAGATTAAAGGTTTCAAAATAACTTACGGTGTGCAAAACTTGCATGATGTGGAGAAAATCAACGTAAAAAAAATCAAAAACTCCGGTGCTAGTGTCGCCCGCAATGTAGCGATTGAAATGT